ATCGTACCCCTGTTCAATCACAATATTGGATACAAAAACAGACATTACTCTTTACTAATATATCTGTAGCTATTTATATTTATTTATCGGGACAGGAAGTCTTTTAGTAACGATTTGATCTCATCTATATCCTTTTTCATATCATCTAATTCTTTTTTACGAGAATCTCTATTTGAAATAGATTTCAAATAATTTTCATATGCGGTGCTATCACAGTTAATGATAGCACCACTATTTTCATCTCGGTATAAATGTGGGTGTCCTTCAACTTTTATCATCTTACTGCAATCACTCTAAGGTCCTTGAATCTAGGTGGTTCTGCCTGATTTGTTCCAGACATCACAATTTTAATAGAGAATTCATTAAATAAATCTAAGTTTTCTGCAGTAAACTCATACTCTAAGAATTGATTTTTCAAACTTGCAGGAACGCGAACATCCGGCAATCCACTATTCTTAGTCGGATCTACAACTTCAAATCCAGTAGATGTTGATATCAAATTATCATATCCAGGGAACAATTCAAAAGATTGTTCAATTTCGTTTGAATCTGATCTGGACAGACTATATAAAACTCTAAAATCTGCAGATTCATGCCTATAAGCAGAAAGTATAACTTTTAATGTTGTTGCAGGTTGTTGAAGTTGGATAAGATTCGAATAGTAGACAGCTGAATGTGGATCAGATTCTATAGAATTAACTCTATTATCACTGCTATAATTTCCAATTGGAGAATTTAATCTGCTATTGGAAAATTCTGCAGTAGTTCTTTCAATATTTAAATATGGAGAAACATTTACATTTTGTGAATTTAATGTAACTCCTGCAGTGAATGATTTAAACCTTGGTAAATCAGTCAAATATTCATTTTGATTTTCTTCAGAACAAATCATTCTGAGATCAGTAAAGGTGTTTGATTGATTTATTTGAACTGATTCATAACCATTATCTATAAATGATGTTTCACTACCATCAACACTTGTTCCAGAAACAGATCTTATAATAGCAGAACTGGAAGTTAAATTAGGTGTTTCGACATCAAAATGTGGAGTTATGGAATCAAAAACAATATTTTGTGATGCTTTTATCTCAGATCCTCCAACATTTTTCTCCTCATTAAACGAAAGTTGAGATGTACTACTCTCACCATCTGCAGATCTAAGAGATCCATATGTGGCAGATCTATCAATTTCAACAAAATAACTATCCATATCAATTTCTCCATTAGAAGAAATATCAACAACAATGTTATTAATTCTTCTCAGAGAAACTCCACTTAATTCATGTTTATAAACTAGACTATTTAAAGTATGGGTAGTTTTTACTGTACTATCAACACCTCTTGAAACTATATTTAATTGTCCAACACTGGTGCCAACAAAATTATATTCAATAACTTCACGTCCGATTTTCAAATATCCAGAATATCCTGAAGTTACTGATTGTCCTTCAAAAGTTGTAAAGTTTGAAGTATCTGCAACAGTGATGAATGATGTATCAGTAGAAGATAATTCTGCATTCAATACAGTTGGAGGAACGTCTGATGTAATATCTTCAAACTTCAACTTATTGACATTTGAGTACATTCCATGATTGAAATGATTAACTTTCATATAGTTTCCAGAATTAACTCCACCATCTCCAGAAGAACTGACAATTGAAGTGGATGCCATAGAAACTATTGTATTTCCAGTAGAACCACTATAGTAACTTAAAGCAGCACCGACAGCAAATTCTTTTCCAGATCCTTGAACACCAAATTCACCTTGAACATTTGTTACGTAGAGCATATTTGCTCCAGTAATACCTGTAATAGTTACTTTAGAATCTCTTCCTGTTGGATTTGTGGAAGATGTTGACGAAGTAATAATACCAACTACATCACCCTCTTTGTATCCTGATCCCCAATTTGATCCATCAACTGAAGCACTAGTGACAGTTCCATCAGAACCTGTATTAATAAGAAGTTTAAGCCCTGTTCCCCTGCCAATGATATTATATGTGTCTACAGATTCACCACTTAAAGATACTGGATAATTAAATCCTCCAGTACTAATTCCAAGAGTAGTTACTGAACTACCTGTTCCTGTAATAATTGCAGATCCATTATTATTTGCTACTCCAGCAAGTTTTCTTCCTGTAGTAAGTATTCCTAAAATAGCAGAATCAGTTACAGTGTCAATACCAATTTTTCCAGTTTTGGGTAATGTTCTTAAAGAATCACTTTGTAATTTTTGAACAAGTCCATTACTGAAATCCATTGGTGGATTGTAGAAATATGCAGTTCCGGAATTACTGTTGAATCTAGCTTTATAGAATTTAAACTTAAGATCTTGATATTGATTTGTAGTCCATACACTACCATTTTGAGACTTAAACAGAGATCCCAAAGCAAATTGCTGAGTAAATCTTATTTTTCCGGTGTCTGGTAAGTTTGCAGTTTCAATGGTAGTTTCACCCATCACAGCAGTCCAAAGTTCATAATCATTACTATATTCTGACATTATTACTAATGCATATTCAGTGTTACCTTCCAGATAAATTGGTTCTGGGAACTTCACATTTGTTGCCTCATCTCCAAGAGATGAAATATTAATATTAGTAGTTACATTCCCATTAGAGTCTACAGATCTTGGTCTTAAAATAGCGGGTTTTCCTACTCGTCGTAATGTCGGAACACCGAGTTCAACCGTTCTAATTTCAACTGTTAATGGTGCGTTTGCTTCATCAATGGTATTGAAGAACAAATCAACAGATGTAACAAATACTCCATTAGAATCTTCATCAATATCAATATTACCAGGAACTTTAATGTCTCCACCAACTGTAAACGTCTGTGCAAGAGGGTCTCCTCTTCTTGGTCTCCAACGTCTTGGTGGTGCTGGAGGAGCTGGTGGTGGAGGTGGTGGGGGTGGATTAAAGAATCTGGTTGTTGTATTAGTAGTAGTTATGATTACATCTCTTTGATATGTTTCAACTATTCCTTCAGATATGAATTCGGATTCTGCAGTAGAAATGACAGTAGATCCTTTAACCAATTCCTGATTAGAAGAACTTGAATTGAGCTTGAACGTAGATTCACCAACTTCTAAAACATTTGGTGGTGCTGGAGTTGTATTGGGGTCTCTAATGAAATAAGATCCAATCAAATCTCCAAATGAATCGGAAATTAATCTAAGATCTTTAACATATGATGTCGCACCACTGGTTTGTCCAACCAACTGCATCCCAACTTCCAAATATCCAGAATATCTTCCCTGAGCTTCTTCTGCCAAAGCAGAGATATCAACATTAAGAACTTTTGAATTTGAACTGTATAAAGATCCTATAGTTGTTGTTCTTTCATATGGGTTGGAATCAAAAAATTCGTCCGGATTATTAAAAGCTCCAAATTTATGTGAAGGAGAGGCTAATCTAAATCTTATTCTCTCTACACCATCAATAGTTCCAATTACAGTTTCTCCAATAGAATATGCTGCACTTGCTCCAGAATTAATAAGTGAAGGGGAATTTGCAATTTCAATAAGTTTTGGAATAAAATCAAATCCACCATTACCATCAATAAATTGATAATATCTTGTGTATGGTTTTAAAGAAGATGCTGTAAATTGAGTATTTCTACTCCGCATGAAAATATCATCAGTTACTGTCAGCAGATTATTTCTAGTTGTTGTACTTACAGTAGTATTTGTTATACTAGCTCTAGCACCGGTCCAACGATTTTCAGTTCTATTTACAGTACGTCTAATAATATTATCTTCTAATTGAATAGTTCTTACATAAATGTCATTTTCTGGTTTTAATTCAACTTGACCTTCATAAGAAATAACACTAAATGGATTTACATTTATAACTTCAGTAGCAAATGGTTGTTGCAACCAATTAACCTCTTCATACTTCAGTGTAATTAAATCTCCAGTTTTTTGTACATTTGAATCTAACAATTCAAAATTTTGACTGAGATCAAAGTTTTCTGGTATTTTATTTTCTTTTGATGCAACTTGTAGTGCGACAGAAGTTCTCTGTCTTAAAGGTTCCATCTGATTTGTAGAATTTACCTGAAGAATTGAATTTGCCAAATCAATCTTTTCATAAGTTGAAAAATTGTCTACAAAAAATCCACTTTTAAATCTATTTCTACCTTCAAAATCTTGAATTTCAATTGATTTTACATCAATTTCTAATAAAGATAATGTAGTATATCTTTCTAAATTTTCAACTCTATCCTCAATATTTCCAATATCTCTCATTGTATATCTTCTATTATCTTCAAGTCTGAGTGAAACATCCTCAGTATTGTAAAGATATGCAGGAAGAGTTAAAGATCCTAATTCTAAAAATTCATCACTATTCAATTTGACAGGTGGAACAGGAGTTTTTGCCGAAACACCTTTTTCTACGAAAAACTCTCCCTGACTATTTAAATAAATTCTATCAATTCTTCCAAGATAAAAACTAAAATCAACAACAGATCCTTCACCTGGAGCTAATAATCTTGTTGGTAATGTATTGAATGCAGATGTTCTTGCATTAAAGTCGAACGGAGATCTGTCTGTAGTTACTGTAGGATCAAACGCATTGACTCTTGGTCTAAAATCTAAAGTATCTGATGCTCTTACTAAATCTTTACCAATTTCTGGAACATCATTACTATATCTTTCTTGATCATAACTATTGATTGTAAATACATCTCCAGAATCTGTAGATGATGAAGTATAGTGGTCAAATACAATTAATAATCTTTTTGAAGGTATGAACTTGCCTCTATTTCTAACAATTTTTGAATAATTATAATATTGATCATTTTGTCCCTTATTGAGAGAATATAAAGATGTTACATCTTTATATGCTCCTGAAGTTATGGATTCTACTTCAGTTTCAATGTTTGATTCTAAAAAGTCTACTGTTTCATTTAAATTTAACTTATTTTGTGTTAAATAAACGACACCTAATTTATTTGCAGATGATGAAGGTGTGGTTGTGGTATTTGTTACAACTCTAGCAATTGCCTTACTATTTCGACCTATAATATTTTCACCTATAATTGCATTAGAGCTTACATTTGCGATCGAATTAAATTCGATTTGATCTAACTTTGGATTCTCATTATTAAGAGATTCATATATTGCTAAAACATTATATACATCTGGATTATTCAAAGAAATTTCTTCATCCTGAACCCTTAATCCATAGTATTGGTTGAATGTCAATCCATCATTAGAAGAATCATTGGAAGTTGTACCAGATTCTTTAAGTTTTGAATTGTTTACACTTATTACCGTACTTCTGGTATGATTTTTGATTTTACTTTGAATTCCATCCTTGGTTGCTGTTACATTTACAGTAACATCTTTTGATGGAGTAAGTCCATTAAATCTTACAACATTTCCAACTATAGAAAAAGAATCTGATGTAATAGTTCCAATACCATTATTTGCATCATCATATCCAATAGAATATCTTTCTTGATCAAAAGTTGACCAACTTGCATCGGGTATACCTAAAGAAGTAATATTTAATGATAAAGTTCCATCAGAAGTAGTAGTATTTCCGGTAAGTTGCTGTGTAATAATAATATTTGAATCTGATAGATTTAAATCTGAAACATTATCTTCTGATAATTGTGCATATAATTTACCTTCACCACGAACAAATGGTGCTCCAATAAAAGCATCAACAATCTGATTCGTTGTTGGTAGAGCTCCACTAAAAACACCAGGAACTGATGTTGCTAATGGAACAAGTTCTAAAGATGTACTATCAGGAGAAACTGCATTTACTCTGTTAAAAACTGCAGTAGATATTCCAGGTAATTGATATCTAATTATCGTGTCTGTAGTTATGCCAGTAAAAGACTGCAATGAAGACGTAACAGTAGAGACACCATTACTTGCTGCACTAATATTAACTTCACGAATTCCTGATGGGAGTGGAAGTCTTTCTAAAACGCAGTTTGCAGTAAAATTTTGAGTAAAACTGAAAGGAGTTATTTGTTTTACCGATTTAATGCTTTTGGTATCATATGTCTGAACATTTTGAATAATTCTAGAAATCTCATTTCCATTAACAATTAATCTTTCACCTTCAATAAAAGTTCCAGAAGTTTGTCTAACAAAAATTCTATTTGAACTTCCATCTGCTGTCGCAAATCCACTTGCCCCCGAACTCTTACCTTTAATATAGAAAGATTCTTTTATGTCAGTAGAATTCACTGCCTGATTTAAAGTCAATTCTGTATAAGTTTGAATATCATATAATCTAAGATCCCAGTTGGTCGTATCTCCTATGTAACGAGAATCTGTCAAACTAAAAGTATATACTCTTGCCTCTCCAATTTGTTCTCCAACACATTCAAATTGAGAATATAATTGAATTGTTTTTTTAACTTCTGCCAAACCTGTGACTTTGTTAACCCTTAAAAGATTTCCCATCTCAAAGGGTACAGTAGTATTTTTTACATCTGCAGTTTCTCTTGGTTTTTCAATATCAATAATTGTTTGATTGGTTTTATCAATATCAAATCCTTTTACGTATGCCGTTCCTGTAGATACTTGCAAACATGCAAGATCATCCGATGGTATATTTCCCTGAGAGGTTAACTCATTGTCAAAATAAATTCCATTACTACCAATTCTATCATTTAATGAGTTTTTAAATTCAAAATTAAATGGTACTACAGAATAGTTACCAGATTCGTCAAAAGTTCTTTTTGCAATATAATCTCTTATTAAATTATATTCAGTTCTTGTTGAAATTTTCTTAGGTTCACCATCATCAACCTTCAATATTTCTACAAAATTAGAATCATTGAAATCAGTTAAATCTTTTTTACTCAGAATTAATTCTATTTTTAATCTATCTGCTCCTGGAGAGGCATAATTTGAAAATCCTCTAGCATTATCAAAAAGTGACTCATCTTCTTTAGCGTCAACAATAGTTTCGTTTATAGAAAGACCAACCCTATAATTGGAAGTATTTCCGTAATAATCTAAGATGATTGTTTGTTCATCAACGTTGACAAAACTACCTCTAATAAAATAAACACCTTTCGTAATAGATACTGATGATCCTACTGCACTTGCATTGGTTTCAATTAAAGATGCAAAAGGTGTTCCTGGAGAGATTGTAGTATTTCCATATACTATATTTTGATCCGAAGACAACAGTTCTGCATCAGAGAAAGTTGAAAATTCAAAATTATTGCCAGAGTCCCTATAAGAAATATAAAGTGTTGCATATTCAACTTCATCACTTTCTGTAGGTAAAACTACTTTTTTTACTACAGCTTTTATTCCAGTTGTTTGCCCAACAATAGTCTTTCCAACCAATTTATCAATATAAAGTGATATATCTGTACCAAATTGAGTGGCATTCAACTTTATACAGTTAAATTCGTCATTATATCTAAGAGATCCTGGAATAACCACAGAACCTTCTTTGAAAAAATGAGTTCCAAATGTTTCTACTTGATTTTGAAGTATTGATTGAAGAGTTGTTAATTCTCTAGACTGAACCGGAACTCCAGGTTTAAACAGAACTTTATGAAAATCATTTGATGCATCAAAATCATCATAATATGGGCTGATGTTTAAATTGGTTTTTTGTGACATTTTCTTTAGAATTCCAGAATAATTTTAACGTCTTCTTTTTGTCTAGAGTCTCTTGAGATTAAAGATCTATTATCAATGTAAATAATATCTCCCGTATTCTTATTTATCTCAGGATTTGCAAGTCCTCCAGTGAAAGTAACTCCCAAACTTACTTGCTTAGAACCTATAGTTGTAGTTATTCCTTGATAATTTAAATCTATGGATCCACCAAAAGGTGTAATAGCCTGATTTGTAGATTCAAAACTTAAAAGTTTACCTCTTGCAGAAACAGTATTTGCATCAGTATGATCATTACTATTTGCAAAAGATAGTGATCTGTCTTGATAATACTTAATTACATTAGTTTCAATATCAAAAGATGCTACATAACCTCTAGCTATACTGCCATCAGCTCGTGTTTGTGATATAGCAGCACCAACAGTTGGAGTGCTTGTAACATTTGTAACTTTAATTGATCCTAAAGAAGTGAAAGTATTATTTTTGTATATTGTAGGTGAATTATATGACTCTGGATTTTTTATAATTCCAACTTGTGCAAAACTTGTATCTATTGGAAAATCTTTAGTAGAATCGTCAAATCTAGAATAAATTAACACCTTATCAGCACCCAATTCAGAATAGAGGTCATAACCATGACCTCTAGAAGGTGGAATTATTGGAATCAATTTTGCTGGATTAGAAACAGTTCCACTACTTTCTAAATCTACAATTCCAAATGTATAACCAGATCCACCAGAGACTACAACAGTGTCAGTTATTCTTCCAGAAGAATCGCATGTAACTGAAACTTTTCCACCAATTCCATCACCAATGATATTATATGTTTTTGATGAATATCCACTACCTCCATCAGCAATATAAACCGTTTTTATTTGATTTAGATTAACTGAAGAATCTCCAGATTCTCTGACACTTTGTATTTGGAAATCTGTAGAGGTTGCCCAATCATTTGGCAATGCAATGTATTCCGTAGAATCAAATTTAATAATATCACTAGGAGCAACAGTAAACAAATACTTCCAAACATATCCATCACCACTAGTTCCAGCTGCCGATGGTTCCAAATCTGTAAATGTTGGTTCATCTTTTGAGGTATTTCCGAGAAGATTTGTTCCCGAAGAACCATTTTCTATACAAATATAAACTCTAAAATCACTATTAATCACATAATAGTTCGAATCATAAAGTCTAGCAGATTGTGAATTTGGTGATAAATTTATGGCACTATAATCATGCCTAAACATATCATATCGAGTATTTGCCGTCCATTGGACCTTTCTAACAACCCTTCTAATATTTGCATTAGTAATTTTATTTCCAAATAATCCAGTATTTCTATAATGAGATAAATATTGGAAATTATCTACAGGACTTGGTGGAACAGATGGAGATGCATCCCAAGTAGTAGTTCGACCAAATCCTACAGGATTACCACTAGATCCTGGATTTGCCAGTCCCAAAAAAACATAATAAGAATCATTATTACCTAAGACAGAATCTACAAAATTATTAGCATTGGAAATTCTAAATTGATCCGTTACGATGGCGGCCATATTACATACAGTTTTTTAGATATTTATAAATGATTTATTAATCTAGTTTCTCAACAAGTGCTCCAGTTCCTCTCAAACCTTCAGCTCTACGTTGAATTGTTGGGAAAGTACTAAGTCCAACATTAATTGTTTTTCCAGTGACAGCAATAGAAACTGGAGAATTTGATCTGGTTACAGATTTAAATACTCCCCAAGAGAACTCTCCACAGAAATTACCACTTGTATTAATACCAGCATGTCCCGCAGTATTAGTATGAACATTGCAAGTAACAATACCAACATCACCACTTACATCTATTCCATTTACAATATAAACATTATCTAAGAAAGAAGTTCCAATACCAACAACTGCCGAGTCACTATCATCTACAGATATGACTCCAGATCCAATGCTGGTGTTTTTAATATAAATTGGATATCCTACTTGGAGCTCATTTCCAAATGCTGATCCTCTATTTAAAAAGAATCTAAATCCCTTTCCATGAGGACCAACACCCGTTACTGGAACAATTCCAGTAACAATGCCAGAAAATCCCTCTACAACATCTATCCTATCAAAAATTTCATAATTTGCATCTGGTTGAGCAACTATAACTAAAGGTGGATTAGTGCCAGTATAACCTAGACCAGGATTAGTAATCGTGGTACTTGTTATTTCCCCATTACTATTTACAGTTCCAGTTGCTGTAGCAGTTGTACCAATGCCAACACCAATTGTTGATGGTGCAGCAATTTTAAAATCTACGGTCGATCCACTATTATATCCACTTCCATTATTTGTTACAGTAAGTGCTGTTATTGTTCCATTAGGTCCAACAGTTGCAGTAGCACCAGCACCAGTAGAAACTTCATTATCTACTACAATAGCACCAAATGTGTATGGTGAAGAAACATTATATTTAAATAAATCAACATTATCTACAAATACTGTAGTATCAGTAGAATTTATATCACCAATAATTTTTGCAGTAGGGAAGACCTGCGAAACAATTGATGATCTTGTTTTGTTGACAAATTCTCCATTAATCATTCTATCAACTTTTTGTTTTGTCCAGAATAATCCTCTGGAATTAACTTCATCAATACCAACTCCATCATATGAATCAGTTTCAAATTTATTTGAAGATTTTAGATCAAAAACAACTCTATTATCTTGAGTTTTTGTTGCTGGTATACTGTCATTTCTTACAGCCTGTACATCATCACCTCTTTCAATAGTTGGAAGTATGTTTGTAATTAAGTTATCATCTTCTCCTCTAGATCCTCTGTAGAAGAATATTTCAACAACGTCTTCTGCTCTTGGTGCTCTTGCAAAAGTAAACGAAGATCCACCATCAAAAGTATAATTTACTCCAGGATCTTGTATTACTCCATTGACAATAACCAATAAAATTTCAGACATATCTATAGAAGAATCGTCTGGTTTTTCAAAACTCAATAAGTTATCGTTATAGAAAATTGGGAATCTTAAACGACCACCATCTTGGAAGTTCTGAATACTATCAATATAATCAAGTTCACCAAATTGCCAGAAACTGAATGAATCACTAAATGTATCTAAAACAGTTAATTCAAAAACAGAATCTGGTTGTGATAGATTAGCACCTGTAACTAATCCAACGGGTGTAAATACATCACCCTTTCTAAATCCAGATCCATTTCTAGCAATTGAAAACTCCGTAACGTCAAATAGTGTGGA